GGCAGCGTTTTTTTCTGTACCAAAAAAACCGGCCGGCGTTTCTTTAATCCCTGCTCTTTTGACGTTCATGCCGTCACGCTTTGCCGCTAAGTAGTTGGCCCCGCGTTGGGCATTGCACTTCGCGCACGAACCAACCCAGTTGCTTTCATCTGCAGGATCAGCACCACGGTCGACCTCGATGACGTGATCAACCTGCGTTGCCTTGCGCCTCTTGCACCACGCGCATGGTCCGTTCCAGTCTGCGAGGAATGCAGCGCGTCGTGCGCGGTACGTGCGATCGGCTGTGTCCTTACGCTTGTTGCCCATTGCCCATGATCCTTGCAAGTGCCAGGTGCTTCGGCTGTTCCTCAGCTGGAAGTGACTCGTACCACTCCCTGAATGTCATGCCACCCCAGTCCTTGCGTCGTGGTCGTGCAGCTCTCAGGCGTTCACGCTTGGCAGTGAGTATGCACCCCACCACCTCATGCACACCCGGCGGCGCAGTGATCCAACCGCTTGCCGTGACTGTCGGGCTCTGCTCGATCAGTGTGGTTATGCCGGCGTCCAGGTCTTGTGGTTGTAGGTCCAGCGCGTGTCGCATGATGGACTCGCCCATTTCATTTCTTAGAGCATCCCTCTTTGCAAGCGCAGGCCAGACGTCTGTCAGTCTGCTGAGTGCAAGCCGTACATCAGCACGGATCAACGGCATGGTTCCAACCCCTTTCCATTGGCCCCCCCTGCCCCCCCACGATTGACGCGCCAACACCTCGAAGGCGCGCCGACTCCAACGCCTCTAACGCGGGATGCCCGGGGATTAGCCGGAATCAGTCTGTTCGCTATTCGGTTGTGGTGCTGCATTACTTGACGTTGCTCAGGCGCTTCATGACTTGCATCAGGTCATCAGGTCGCCATAGGTACCACTCAGCGCCGGCGGCTACCAGCGTGTCACGCCACTGCACCTGCTCTTTGCGCAAACTTCCCTTCTCTGCCTTCAGCTCGACGAACACCACGCCCTTCGTGCGGTGGGCGAGTACCAGGTCGGGGAAGCCAACGTGACCAGTGATGGCAGTCATGTGGCGATCCCCGACCTTTGATACCCGTGAGTGCTGCACCATCCACCCGAAGGTCATGGCGAGCTGAATCACCTGGCGTTGCCAGTCTGCTTCCTTCACTCGGGCTTCGCGCCCATATCGTCGGCCAGCAGCTTCTTCGCGTGAAGTAGGTCATCAACCTTGTCGACCACGTCGCCCACCAGCTCGTGCCAGCGTGAGATACCCAGCACGGCGAGTGCGCCCTTCACTTCGGTTTCGCCGTACATCTTGACCAAACCGTCGTAGTTGGCCTTGCCTGCCTCATTGGTGTCATTACCCTCCGGCTTCTTGCGAGGGGCCTTAGATCGCTTCTCAGGGCTTCCTGCGCTATCTGCCTTCGACCACAGGGCACCAGCAACGCCGAAACGCATGGCCCCGTTACGGATGGCGTCCCCGATCAGCTCTTTGAGTGCATCGCCCTTCCCGGGCATAACGCTGCCGTAGCACGGCCGGCGAACACCACAGACGGTGAGCCACGCCCAGAGGCCGACGGGTTGCCCCTGGTCATTGATGGTGAGGAACGGCTGACCGTCGATGGTGTAGCTCATGGGTTCCCACGACCAGAACGGGTCGCACTCAGTCAGGGCCCTCGATGTGTCCGAATGGCCCAGGTACTTCAGGCTGATGCCGCCCTTCGGCAGCGTGGCGATCAGTTCCGCCGGCGGGTTCCACCATTCCTTCAGTAGTTCCCAGAGTGCATCGGCGCGTTCCTGGTCATTCACGCTTACCACCTCGCCTTGTCGTAAACTCGGACGTGAAACTTGTTGTCTTTCAGCGTCCCCATCATCACCATTGGGTGGTCGTGGTTTTCACCGGCAACGCGGATTTCATCGTTGGTCCGATTAATCCCCTTCAGCTTGGCAATGTCGCTGGGGTTAATGTGCAGCTCTGAATATTCGCGGCCGTCGTTACCGCGTTCAGCGCGGTCATGCTTCGGAACAAAGTTGATAAGCATGGCGTACATCTTGTCGACCCACGGCGGCATCGGCTCGCTCACAGACACGTCAACGGGAAACACGGTCTGTTCCGCCGGCGTTTCGTCTACGCGGTTGAGCTCGTCGAAGGCGAACAGGATTTCTCGCAAGGCTTCGGCCTGCGTTTCTGTGATCTGAACGTGGTGGGCGTTCACTGAGTTCCTTTCTAAGCGATTCCGCCGGCGAGCCATGCGGTCAGCCAGCTGGTGATGGTGTAAGTAACTGCTGCGGTGATGATGACTACCGAAACCTCGAAGGCAAGGCGCTGAATCATGCGGCGTCCTCCGGCCATTCGGCTTCCATCGCTGACACGTATCCGGTGCCTGGTGATGGCCTCGTCCCCTTTCCTCGCGGCCGCGCAATGCGGCGCGTCTTGATGGGGACAACTTCGCCCGTCTGCCCGCGCTTCGGAAGCCAGCCGGGGCACGAACAGGGAGAATCCGGCGGATCGTGATGGCACGTCCCCGGCTTCGAAAGCATTGCGCCCTCGCGTGAGTGCAAGTTCGCGTGATGCCCGCAGTGGGGGCACTTGTTGACGTTGGTCATGGTTCCCTTTCTGACCGTTGTGAAATCAGGCTACTAGAAACAGCCCCAGCCGGACCAGCCGAACATGTGCGCGCCCTTCACAGCCACCAGCAGCTGCATGGCGGGCGTGGCCGCCGGCGGGCGCGGGTAGCCAGTTCCCTGCGCTGCCCAATCCCACGTGCGGTGGTACATGCCGAAGGCCCCGACGTAGCGGGGACCGTTCGACCAGTTGCGCGCCCAGGGGGACTTCCCGCGACCAGTGCCGCGCTCTGCGCCTGGTGACTCACACGCGCTGACGCGCTCTGCAGTGGCGAGGTCATAGGCTGACACCCGGGCCGCTGCCTGCTGCCATGTGGGGTTCTTGGGGTACTTCGGTGCTGCGACTGCCGTACTGCCTGCCATTGCGGCGAGGGCTACTGCGACTGCGATGCGTCCTTTGATGTGTCCGTTCCTTTGTCCGCTGACACTGACTGCCACGAACGCAGGACGCCCAATGCTGCTGTGAGGGCGGCTGCGACCGATGCGAGTGCGGGTGATGGGTTCCCTTCCACCCAGGTACTGACAAATGCTGAAAGCACGGTGAGGATAGCCACCAGGGCTGCCACGGTGCTTGGTCCTACTTTCGGGATCACTTCTTGGATTCCTTCTCAGGTGCGTAATCGGTCGGAAGCGCCGGCGGCGGCTCGATCACGGTCGTACCGGGCGGGAGTGCGTCAGGCATGGTCACGCTTCCTTGTAGGTCTGCTTCCACGGGCGCGCCGTGATCTTGTTGGCCTTCTCGTAGTCCTTCATCTCCTTGTCCCGGATTTCCTTGCCGGTCTTGTGGAGCCACGGACCAAACTGCCAGTGCTGGTAGGTGCCCTTCGGGCCCGCACGGAAAGCGAACGGGCTGTCGCGCTGCACCTTCACGGCCTGCGTCCACAGGTCGGGGTTGTTGGCCGCGAAACTCTGCATGACGCCATCGCGGGCTTCCTTCGTGGCCCACCCGCCATAGAGCTTCACGCGGGTATCGTCGAAGCCGTAGCCGTCGACCGTGGCCGCCACCCCGGGATCGCCAACGCCGGGGAAACTGATGCGAAGCCATCCGTCCTTCCACGCTCGAAGGCATGACGCCACGCTGTCCTGGTGGTTGCCCTCAATCGTCCAAAAGTTCTTAGGGTCGCCGTTGTTGACGAAACCGACGTGCAGCCCGGGGATGATGAACAGATCACCGGGCTTGGCCTGCCCGTTGCCCGGGAGTAGCCAACCTTTCGCCTTTGCGCGGTCGGCCATCACCTGAGTCGACGGGTGGCAGATCGACTTGGCCGCTGCCTTGTATTTCGCATCTGCATCGCTCTTGTCGATCACGAAGCCGACGAAGCAGGCGCACCAGGGCACACCGGGCCCGACGCCATAGAACTTCTGGCACTGGTCAATCACCGGGGCACCGGAACGGTTTGGCGCTCCCTCGTGGCCGCCAAGGTAATGGCCGGCGGTCCGTAGCGTCTGCTGACCGTTGCTGATGCTCACAGGGTTCCCCTCAGGTGTTCTTGATGATTTCCAGAATGATGCCAGTGAGGGCACCACCCGCCAAAAGCCAGACAATCCTGCTGGTGGCTGCTGCGCCCTGAATGCGGGCCCGCCACAGTTCGATCTCAAACACGCGGCCCTCGATGCTGCCTAGGCGTCCGTTTGCCTCACGCTGCAAAGACTCAACGACGCGCACGGCTTCGCGCAGCTGCACCATCTCGCGCTTCAGCTCTGCCACGTCGTCAGGACTCACTACGCAATGCCCTTGACGATCAATGACCGCTTGGCGAACGTAACGGTTCCCGCGTTTGTCAGGTAGTTGAGCGTGAAGGTATTGAGTCCCGCAGTGAGCCCGCTGACCGGATAGACAAACGCAATAGGCGTTGCAATTCCTGCGGTTACTTGTCCGATTCCAATGTCATACGCGCTGCTGGCCGCTGAGATTGTTGTTGCTCCACTGACTGAAACCGCAACAAACGGGGTTGATGTTGTCGAAACAGATAGCCGTGCAGAAATCGACAAATACGCGGTAGTGCCGGTGATCGCGCTAACGGAAAGAGCGGTGCCGTCGCCCGTCAACGTCGTTACGTACGTGGCTGAGGTTGTCGTACCTGAAGTTGACGACATTGCGCCGACTTCTGTCGTGCAAACCCACGCGGCTCCGTTATAGACGACAGTCACGCCGCCTGGAATTACCTGTGTCGTACCGGTAGCCGTCACGGTGGTTGCCGCGGGGTTTGTCAGGTATGCGCGCTGACCCTCAAAGGGCGACGGAATGGCGGTCTGGAGCGATGCCAAGGTGTCGTAAATCGGGCCGCCGGCGTACAGGTTGGCGCTGATCGCATTCATCTGTGCAGCGGTCAAGATCGCGCCGGCGACGTAGGTGGGTGGTGCTGTCCATGCCATCTGAGGTTCCTCCTAGAACGCCAGCAGGTTTTGATCGAGTACGCCGAATAGTGACGAATCCAGCGTGAAATAGCCGTTGTTGTCGATGCTTTCGAAGGTGAACTTGATCCGATGATCACCAGGCGTGATCTGGTGACTGATGCCTGAAATAAACACGTTCTGCGTAACTGTTGTCGGGGTGCCCGTGCTGAAGGTCTTAGTGACGCTGGAAATCTCTGAAATATCCGCGGACAGCACTAGGTACTGGTCATCACTGTCGAGCGCGGCCAGCTGCACCCCGACCCCAGTGAAACGCAGAACCGGGTCCTTGTACCTGCCGAGCAGGTAGTTGCCCAAGGCAGCCACTTCGGTTGTGGTGCTATTGAGCAGATCGAGCTTTGAGTACTGCTGCGCTTGGTAGAGCGCAATGCTGGTGGCGTCGCTGGTCACTTCAGGCGATGTGCCAGCGGGGGATTGCGTTTGGATGTAGTTGTAAAGGAGCTCGTCCCCGAAAGCGTTGGTGAGCGCCGAGTACGGGACGCCGGACCCTGTATCAGAGAACGTGAGGCTGCTCACCGGCAGGTTGTAGGAACGTCCGAGGAACACCAGCGAGCCGGATGCGTTGATGAACAAGTATCCCTGCTCAGACGTGGCGACGTTCTGAAGGTAGGTGAGGACGTTCGTGCCGGCGGCGATCTGGAACGCGCCGAGGGTGCTGGAGCCAGTCTTGATGATGTACGGGCCCTGGTACGTCACTTCAGGGCGGTTCAGCACGGCCTCGACGCGGGCACCGCTCAACTGCTCGGTCGGTGTCCACTGGTTCATGTTCTGGTTTGCGAGGACGGTGAAGGCATCTGAACACGAAGCCGTATTTACGTCGCCGTTCACTACGAAGTCGTAACTGAGGTCCCAGTCAGTGACAAACCCGCTGTAAATCTGAATGCCGTTGGCGTAAATCTGCACTGGCTGACGCGGGCCCACGTAGGGGTAATACGGACTTGATGCGTTCAGCGGGTCGAGGATGCGCTGCGGGTCTTTAAACCGAATGGACGCCGTGCCGGCGTTAAACTGCTCCATCTCGCGGTTACGGCCCCTGGTGATGCTGATTGACAGCACCTGCGATGTGAGGTCGACCAGCTGGTATCCGCCGAGGGTGCCGGTGTCGAGCAGGCCGTACACCGAGTCGTCGAGCTGAAACGGCTGACCGAAGTTGACGGTGGTCTGAAAGCCGACCAGTACCTGAATGGTGGGGGCACTCATGCTGCCGCGAATACCGGGCCGCTACGGCGCTGCGCCGACTGGATGGCTTCGATGATCTGCTGCCCGATCTGGTCTGGCGTCGACACCAGCCCGGCCTGCACGTTGATCGTGATGCCCAATCCGCCGGCGCGGTTCAGGGGAATGACAGCCTCAGGGCCCGCTTCGCCAATCAGGGCGAACGTCGGGCGCGTGACGATTCCGCCCATAGCGAACGGTGTGGCCGGGTTGTTGTCGACGTCGGTCCCGGTGCCCCCACCCTTAAAGCTAGGCGCGCTGCGCGCACCCTTACTCCAAGAGCCGAGCAGGTCAAGCAGTTTCTGAAGCCCGGTGATCGCCACAAAGATTGGGGCAAATGCTGCCGTGAGGGCAATCTTAAACGCCGTGAGGACGGGCCCGGCGTTGTTGTCAATCCAGTCCCACGCCTTTTTCAGGGCACTCAGGAACGTCCCGATGGCCGGAATCACGTGATCGTTAAACCACCCCGCAACACTCGCCAGGGCGCTCCCGATGGAGTCGACAATGTTCCGAAACGTCTCGCTCTTGTTGTAGGCGATGATGACGCCGGCCACGAATGCGGCAATAGCCGTGATGACGATGCCAATCGGGTTTGCGTTCAGCGCGACATTGAGGGCCCACTGCGCTGCCGTCCAGATTGCAGTGGCAGCGGCGGCCAGTGACATAGCGGCGTTGACTGCGAGGACGCTGACAGCGAGAGCTGCAATGGCGATGCCGAGCGCAGCAACGATGCCTGCATGATCCTGGGCCCACTTCCCAAACCTTTGGAGAATCGGCAGTACCGCCTCGATGGCGGGCATGAGAGCTGCACCGACGCTCTCTTTGGTTTCGTCCAGGGCGATGCCGAGACTCTTAAACCGGCCTTCAGCGGTATTGGCCGCATCTGATGCTGCCCCGCCGAAGCGATCAGTCAACTTGGCAAAGATTTCCTCTGAATCAGCGCCGTTCTTGACCAGCGTCTTCATCGTAGGGTCAAGTTTGCCGAGCGCGCTGTATTGGCCGGCGTATGCCTTTGAGAGAGCAGTCGACACGGCTTCCAGCGGCTTTCCAGTTGCAGCGGCAATGTCCGTTGCCAGGGCAAGCCCCTCTTGCGCTTTTGCGAGGTCGCCGGTGCCTAGGGCGAGTTTCGCCAGTGCGGGGCGCAACTGGTCATCAGCGATGGCGCGTTCCATCGACATCTTGGTAATGAAGTCATCAACACTTGCCAGTGCCCCAGCGTGGGCGTGAGTCGTGCGCTGGAGAACGCCTGCCAACTTGTCTTGCGCTGCTGCATCCTCCGCGGCGGCCTTCACAGCGTCGATCGCGGCATAACCGACTGCCGCCACGGCAGCTGCAGCGGGGATCGCGGCCTTCCTCAGTGCGTAATGCGCCTTCGCGCCAACGCCTTCGAGGTCTTGGAACTTCTTGGTCGCTTTGCTGATGCCACTGCCGTTGAAGTCCGTAAGGATCGGAATGGTGATTGCCATCAGCGCACCAGCTCTTGCACGGTGTTTTCGGCGTCGATGATCAGCGCCTTGATATCAGTCTGAATCTGCTCAGCGTGGCGGTCATACGCCGGCCAGAGAACGCGCCCGCTACGGGCCCGGAGATTCGTGGCGAACACGGACGACGGATTCTTGGTCCCGGCAACCTCAAAGATTGCGCCGGCGGGCGATGCTTGGGTGACGTAAACCACGCTCGCCTTGTTCTTGCGCGTCGACGTCTTCACCTTCACGCCACGGCGAACGGCGGATGCCTGCCACGGGAAGCGCCCCGCCCACTGCCGGGCCATGCCGGAAAGCGGCATTTCGGGGTACTGGCTCTTTGCATCGGCCATCATCGGGGCAACCGCGCCCTTTGCGCTTCGGATGAACTCCTTAGCGGTTTCAGGCTCCAGCCGACGCAACGCCTTGATGGTGTCCTTCACATCCACCCTGGTCGTCACTTCAACTGGCACGGTTTCCCTCTTTGATTAGTTCGAGGACCGTATTCAGGTCTCTCATTCCGAACGGTACTTCAGGGGGCCAGTAGCCGGTATGCACCAGGACGGTGCAGAGTGCCCGGCTTACTGATCCCCATTGGTAGGGTTTGCACCCTCGTCCTCGTCCTGCTCGACTGCCTCAATCCCTTCGAGCGAATCCACGAAGGCATCAAAATCGTCCCCCACGGGAAGCCCCTTGTCACGGCCTGCCTGCCATGCCATGAACGCCAGCCATTCGAGTCGTGGCTGAACTGCCAGCACAGTGGCTGACACGTTAAACCGGCGCTCGAAGGCAATGGCGTTCTTGATGGTGTCAATCGCAACCGTGAACGATCCCTTATCGGTCGTGAATCGGATGCTTCCTTCTACTGCGTCACTTGGCATGGTTCCCCTTGTGCCTTGTCGGTTTACGCGATGGCCCGCACCCAGGTACCGGCCTCAAAGTTGACCGTCATGATCTGGAGCTCGCCCACCTTCATCTCGATCGGGTAATCCTTGATCATCACGTTTGAGAGCGTCCACTTCGGGTTACTTGCCGAGAGGGTCGCGCCCTTTTGGACAATGATACTGGTCGTGCCCAGACCCACCTGCGCGTAAATCGTCGCTTCCACGTCGCCGGCGCCGTACGCCGCAAACAGCGTCATGCTGCCGGAAACCGTCTGAAGGCCAGAGGTCATCGAGAGGCCAGTCGCGCCGAAGGCGGTGGCGTCGAGTGCGACGTTGCCGAGCGTGAGGGTCACGCTGGAACAGTTGTCGGTGAGGTCAACCGCGTTGACGCTCACCAAGTTCGGGTTTGAGAGGTAAGTGGTCGTCGCCACGGGTTGCTCCTATGGTTAGGCGCGCTCTGTTGAGACGCGCACAGTGAGGTCGTAGGTGGGCACATCCTGCCCGCCGATGAACGCCATACCAGGCGCACCACGGAGAACAGAAATCGGTGAGTTCATGATGGTGTCAGCCACCGTGATCAGGTAGTCGAGCGCGTCCTGGTTGCCCGGGGGCGCTGCGAGGATGCTCACGGAGAATGAGATATCCGCGATCTGATCGTTAAAACACTCGAACGACGGCGGGCCCACCAGCACAGACATTGGCCGGGCGTTGCGCGGGTCAGTGACCACGGCAAGGCTCAGAGCATTCAGGCTCGTCACCAGCGTCTGCTGTGCCGCGTAGAAAATGCCGGTGGGTGCCATCAGGCAACCTGCGACCTATTCACGCCGAGCAGGCGCATGATCTGGCCCATGCTGCCGAACGGTGTGGGTGATCCCATCGAGTCGAACGACGCGAAGGAATCGACGGCACCCCGCTCACGGTAGAGCGATGCGGCGTACATGGTGGTGCCCAGGGACACATCATCACCAGGCGAAGTCGTCAGGGAATCGAAGTACCCCGACTCCTTGCGCCGGCGGAATGCGAACTGATTGGCAGCTGCAACTGCGCTGGTGATGAATGCGGTGTCATTTGCAGTGGCAGCGGCGATGCCAAGCCACGAAATGACCGATGCCGCGTCCACCCAGGTGCAGGTTTGCGTAAACGTGAGGGTGCCATTCACGGCACTTCGCGCTACGTCATCTGCGGTCTTTTGTACCAGCAGCTGGTTCGTAATGATTTCGTCGTAGTCGTAAAGGTGGTTTCCCTCCTCGTCGACGCCGAGAAACAGGTACACGGGGACTGCCACAACGGTATAGGTGCCGTTGAGCGTGGCTCCGAGTCCCGTGACCGTGACTGACTGACCTACGCCAATGTCAGTGTCCTGCAAAGTCTGAAGGACCATGTGGTTGTCCGTGACTTGCCGGTAGTTGACGGTGTACGTGGCCATGATCAGTCAGTCAGGGTCAGTGGTTACTAGCTGGCGACGCGCTTGACGAACTTGTCAGCGTCGATCATCAGCGTGGCGAAGTACCCGCGGAATGCGATGGTGCGGGAAATCGTCGACGGGTTGTCGATCGAGAGAGCGCCCTTCTGCTGCTCAAAGATTTCGAAACCCGACGGGTCACCGATGATCGCCGTGCCGCTGGCGAAGTTGCGGTCGACCACCACGCGCAGGCCGAAGGCCACAGCCGAGTCGACGCCAGGCGTCATGGTGCCAAAGGCGTTCATCGGACCGATGGCCGGGAACAGCGGACGGTTCGAGCTGTCCACCAGCTGACCGAGCTTCGCCCACACGTCCGGTGCGACAAACAGGTGCGTCGGCAGGTTCCCGTTGCTCGATGAGAGGATGGTCGACGATGCGCCGTACACCCACTCAACCCACTTGGCCGGGTCGGACAGGTTCGCTGCCGAAAGGACACGAGTGGTGGTTGCGCCGGCCACAAGTGCGTCGGCAGCCACGTCGTCGGTCTGGTTGGCGTAGATACGGGACATGTCATCCAGCACCAAGGCGAGGATGTTCGGGTCAGTCCAGTCCAGGTCCTGCTCCGAAATGGTGACATAGCCACCGTATGCGGCCTTCGTGACCTGGTTGCTCGAAACGACGAACGTGCCGGACTGAAGCGCGGCGTTCTCAGCCGACTGCACGGCCATCGACGTGTGGGTGGTCACCTCAGGACGGATGAACACCTTGCCGCCTGCGGGCATGGCCTTCGCGCCGATGGCGTCGACCACCGGACGCATGCCAATGAAGTTGTTGTAGACCGGCGACACAATCGGGGTGGGAAGCACACCAGGCGTGTCCGTGGTGGTCACGTCAGGTGCGGCAGCTGCGATGCCTGCGTTCATGGCTTCGAGCTTCACCGGGTCGCCAAACATGGCGGCGATGTATTCAGCCGGGGTCGGCATCTGGAACGGGGCCTTCGGCTCCGCGTACAGAATCGGGTGGGTCGGGATGGTGGCCGCTGCCTCAACGGGCGTGGCCTCTGAAGCGTCGGACACTTCCGGTTCTCCTTCATCGTTGATTTCCGGCTCGGACTCGTCATCCGGGTCGGGGTCGGCGGCAGTTGCCGCCACCTGCGTGATCACTGCGCCGGCGAATGCGGGCTGCGCCACAAGGCTCAGCTCCATAAGCGCGGCCTCGGTGACCGTCATCACCCCTTCAGGCGAAGTGGTGAACTTGATGGGCTTTGCGCCGACGCTCACGGAGTCGTAGGCACCAGCCTTCAGCAGCGCGACGGCATCGCGGGAAGCCCGGGTGTCGGCAAGCGTCGCCTCGAACTCCAGACCGCCGGGCGTATCCGCCAGGGCGTTGACCACGCCGCGCAGCTGCGTCATATCGTGGTTCTCGATCAACTTCGCGGGCTTCTGGCCCACGTCGAACGCGCCACGGGCAAACTGCACCTGCGTACCGTCAGAGACAGTCGCCACCACGTCCCAGGGCACGGCGATGCCCGCGATGCGCGGCGGGCTCGTCGAGTCGCCTGCCTCAGCGGTGATCAGGCTGGCATCAGCGTCAAACCTAAGCATTGTTCGGCACCCCCATAGGTGGCGAGTCGTTGGCCGGGGAGTTCTCCGCCGGCGTCTGGTTGTGGGTATCTGCGAGGTCGCCAATGTATGCGTCAGTGTCGAACTCGACGTGGCGGCCACGCGGCAGCACGTCATCCATGCTCAAACGCTCTGCAATGGCGTGAAGCAGCGGGCGGGCCCCGAACTCGATCAGGTCGCGCCGGGCCTCTTGGGCGTTTGAGTACGTCATCGACCCCGCCTGGTCAACGGCGAGCAGGTAGGCGGGGATATCCATGAGGCGCGACAAGTCTTTCGCGGAATACTCACGGCCCTCAACCAGCTGCAACTTCGACGGGTCGGACCCAAACTCTTCGAAGTTCACAAACTCGTTGAGTGCGCCAATGGCGTTCTCACGGCGGTTCTGCGCCCAGGCGGCAGCCATTTCAGCAAGTTCCTCACCGCTCATGGGCTCGCCACCCTTCTGCTGGAGATAGCCGGCGGCGATTTCGTTGCTTGCGAAGCGGGCGGCGGCTTCGTCCAGGCGGATCGCGCACTGAATAGCGCGGCTGCCGGTGTAAATGATGCCCTGCGACCCACTGAGGAACGTCACAACGTCCTTCGGGTTCAGCGGGATACCGTTAAACATGATCTCGTCAGGTGCGCCGAACCACTGCGGGCCCTCGTTGTTGGGCGTACTGACATTGGCCGCCGGCAGCCACTGGAAGGTGGCCGGGAAGCCGTTGGCGTACCTACTGGTGACAAGCCAGAACGCCCGACCCTGCATGATCAGGTCACGGGTCGTAACTGAAAGCGTGAAGTTGCGCGTCTCAGTCGGGTTCGGGCGCGTCATCCACGATTCGCCCTCGACGTACAGCTTTTCGTAACGCTGCCCAGTCCATTGCAGTGTGTAACTGCGGAAATCGAGCGTACTCACAACAGTCGAAAGCAGACTGATGGCGCGAGTTACAGACGGCACTGACATTGCCGCTTGCTCCGCGCCGCCAATCTGGAAGCCCAGGAACTGGCTCTGCATCTGCCGTGCCCCGGCCGCCGCCGCCAATGGTGCTGAGGCCATCGCGGGGACTGCCTTCACCTTCTGGAAGAGCTGCATGACGGGATGATGTATCCCCATTTATGTAAATGCAAGCCCTACGGAATAGAGACACGATTTCAGAACGCGTTGGGGCCTCAGGGAACCGGCCCACCACAAGCGGACCGAGAAACCCCAACGCGCCGTTACATACTACCGGCTGTAAGCGATGGTTGGACGCTGTGAACTGCGGGGTTTGGCAACCAGGGCACACGCGAACACCATGCAACGGGCAAGGGTGATAGGTCCGTTTGAGCGTTGGGATGAAAGTGCATACCCGCGTTGTGTAGTTACACCCACGGCGCGGTCGACGTGTTCCCTCAGCATTTCCTCACCGGTATGCACAACCCGTTCCTCCAGTATCAACTGGCGAATGGTGCCGGTATGCGTTGCCAGTTCGGAGTAGCCCACCTGCACCTTGCGCCTGTGCAAGTTGTCAGGTGCCAGCTCAAACAGTGATGGCGTGAGCGCGATGCCGGTACAGCTCTTTGCGCGTTCGTTGATTTCCGCCCAGCACTTTGCGAGCGAGTCCACCACGAAGTCAACCGTCACGCCAATCATGCCGTCCTCCATCGGAACGGCACGAACCCCGCAATACATCGATTCGTCCGGTGATGAATCGACGGCCAACACGCCGCCGGCGGGTACGTCCTCGACCACCAGGGCATCGAAGGTGCCAGGCGGAAGCCATGAGCTAGTCGCGGTGATCCAGACATTCAGACTTGCCCGCATGAACGCGGCCTTGTCCACCTGGTTCACTTCATCATCCAGCACTTCCCGTTCGAGCGTGTAGCCCAGGGCGGGATTGGCAAGGTGCCACAGGTCAGGCCGGTTCACTGCGTCGACGCCCGGCGGCACAGACCATTCCGCGAAGTAGAGATTGGTCTGGCGGTCCTCGTCGATTGCCCGCAAGCCTTCCTCCCGCATCTGAATCATGGCCCTCGATGACTCAGTGCCGGCGGTCGACCAGCAGGAAAGCAGCGGCGAACGCATCACGCGCTGCGACGGCAGGGCACCGTTCAGCAGTACGTCAGGGCTGATTCCCCAAACCTCGTCAGCAATAATGAAGTGCGGCGAATAGCCGTGGAACCGAGAAGGCGTGGCCGCCTGAATCATCCACCGCGAGCCGTCAGGCATCACGGCCTCCTGTCTGCCGTAACTCCACCTGCACTTTGCCCCGTGCTTCTTTTCGAGCAGCGGGCCCAGTCCCTCAAAGATTTCTGCAGCGAGGTTCAGCTGGTGCGCGGTGCTGATGATCAGGATGGGTTCACCGCGCCGCTTCGGTTCCTCCAGCAGCGCCCACAGGATCAGTGACTTGATGGCAAGCGTCTTGCCGTTCTGTCGTGCGACCGACACCAGGGCGCGGCGCCGGCGGAACTTCCCATCGTCATCAACCTCCAGCTGCCCACTGAGTGCGCGTACCTGCCAGGGCATCAGTGTCATGCCGAGCTCGCGCAACGCGACGGCGGCCACGTCGGGCCCGAAACTCAATCCCCCATATGTGGGCGTTTCCAGTCTCGGTGCAATCTCATGTGATCCGCCGGCATCTGGCGGGCCCGTTCCGTTTTCGTCCTGTTCAGGTTCGTTCGGGACATACGGAAAGAAGGGGTCGGGGAAT